GAAATCTTTGAGGTGCGAGAGGGTGGACTGACGGACGGCGAACCCATGACTTTCGACTTCGGCAACCCGACAAGGAACACGGGCAGGTTCTACGAGAACATGAAGGGCAGGTTCCGACACCGATACAAGCGGAGGTTTATCGACAGCCGAGACGTTAAGATCACCAACAAGGAAGTGTTCAACAGATGGATTGAGGACTATGGGACCGACAGTGATTTCGTCAAGGTGCGCGTACTGGGAGAGTTTCCTTCGGCGGGTGCGCTTCAGTTTATCTCGGGTGATGCTGCTCGGGCTTGCGTCGATATGGAAGTCTCCGTTCAGCCGCATGACCCGCTTGTGCTGGGCGTGGACGTTGCACGCTTCGGTGATGATGAGAGTGTTATCTTTGTCCGCCAAGGTCGAGATGCTGAGAGCCAGGGTCTTCATCGTTTCCGCAATCTCGATACTATGCAGTTGGCTGCCAAGGTCGTTGAGGTTGCGACTGCTAAGAACCCGGACGCCGTCTTCATTGACGGCGGTGGAGTTGGCGGCGGGGTTATTGACCGCTGCCGACAGCTCGGCCTTCCAGTTACGGAGATCAACTTTGGTTCTAAGGCAACCCAGCCGGGATACGCCAACCTACGAGCGCAGATGTGGGGAAACTTACGCGACGCTATTACGGACGGTATCCGCCTGCCGGATGACCCGGACCTGATCACTGACTTGACCGGCCTTGAGTATGGCTACACGCTTCGCAACGAAATTAGATTGGAGCGTAAGGAGGATGCGAAGAAGAGAGGCATTGCCAGCCCAGACTTGGGAGACGCTTTGGCTCTGACTTACGTCTTTCCTGTCTACCCCTCACGCCTCGGCTACGACGGCAGCGCATCTGCAACGACATCAGATTATAACCCTTACGACTAGACGGAAGGGTAAACTGTGTGCTATAGCAGCAAACTATGGCTGAGGCGTATGTAGTATTCACTGAAGACAACGGGCATTGGTTGGGAAAGTTTCTCCGCCAAGGATACCGTCATGTTCTTACCATTAGTCACGAGGGTAACTCTTGGATCATCTACAACTGGGCAGGCGGCTCGCCTAAGATGAACGCGATTGCGGAGGAAGATATTCCAGATTGGCTGGAGAGTTTCCCCAACACCTATCTCAAGGTTGAGACAAAGCGGGTTCGCCCATTGGGGCCGCTTATGATTAACAACTGCGTAGCACATGCGAAACTAATGCTGGGCATCCGCTGCTGGGGCATCACGCCGTGGCAGCTATACCGACACTTGAAAAAGAGGTCTACGATGAAACGTGCTTTCCTTAACGGTCTATTCACCTTACCCGGCGGGGACATTTTTACCCCGGACCCACCGGACCCACCCGCGCCGCCTCCGCCGCCCCCGCCGCCTCCGACGAAAGCTGACCCTGCTGTTAAGCAGGCTCGACGCGATCAAAAGAAGAGGGCTAAGATGCAAGCAGGCGCAGGCGGCACTGTAAGGACGGGGCCACTTGGAACAACAACTGAAGCATCGACAACTCGACGCACCCTGTTAGGAAACTAACATGCTGCCGACGCTGGACAACCTGCACACTACCCTTCCGCTCAAGGGTAAGAAGAGCGCTTTGCTTCGCCGGTACGTCAAGTTGGAGAACGACAGGCAGTCTTGGCGTAATCAGTGGATGGAGATCACTGATTACATTCTGCCAAGGCGTGGGCGCTACATCCTCGACAGCCAAAACAACCGAGGGCGCGTCCGAAACAACAAGATTGTCGATAGCACTGGAACGCAGGCACTAAGGACAATGGCGGCGGGAATGATGTCAGGTATGACATCCCCCGCCCGTCCTTGGCATAGGCGCAAGGTGCGCGACGAGCTGATGAACGACGGCGAGGTTCGCCAATGGCTCGGAAAGGTCGAGAGGATTGAGCGGACTATCTTGAACCGCTCTAACTTCTACAACTCCATGTCTTCCGTCTATAGTGAGCTGGGAGCTTTTGGCACCGCTCCTCTCTACAGGCAGCCGTCCTTCGATACGGTTATCAGGTTCCGCCCTTTCACGGTTGGCGAGTATGTGATCGCCGAGAACGACCAGGGCGTCATCGACACATTGGGCCGCCGCTTCACCATGACGGTGGCGCAGGTGGTACAGAAGTTTGTTTTCGACCCGACTACTGAAAAGATGGACTGGAAGGGCACGTCGAAGGCGACTAAGAAAAATTGGGACAATCATAATTACGACGAGCTAGTGGAGATTGTCCATGTCATAGAGCCAAGGCTTCTAGCGGATCGCGATCTTGGCAAGCGTGACGCACTCAACATGCCCTTCAAGAGCTGCTACTTTGAGTACGGCGCTGAAGGCGACGAGCTGTTGATGGAGAGCGGCTACAAAAAATTCCCCGCCTATGTACCGCGCTGGGATGTCCTCGGGGGTGACGTTTACGGGCGTTGCCCCGGAATGGATCACTTACCGGATGTCCGTCAGTTACAGCACCAACAGAAACGAAAGGCGCAGGCGATTGACAAGATGGTCAACCCGCCAATGACAGCTCCGACTAGTCTGAAGGGCAAGCCGTCCACTGTACTGCCGGGGCAGACGACCTACGTTGACCCCATGCAGGGAACCCAAGGCTTCGCTCCTGCCTACCTCGTACAGCCTCGCATCCAAGAGATGATGATGGACATACAGGAGGTGCAGAACCGTATTCAGCGAGGCTTTTATGCTGACTTGTTTGCCATGATGATTAATTCAGACCGTCGTCAAATGACGGCGACGGAAGTGGTGGAGCGACATGAAGAAAAACTGGTGCTGCTTGGGCCTGTGCTGCAGCGGCTGAACGTCGAGCTGCTTGACCCCTTGCTGGACGACGTGTTCGACTTCGCTCTGGATGCTGGCATTCTCCCAGAGCCACCACAGGCTCTTGCTGGCGAAGAGCTGGAGGTTGAGTATGTAAGCCTGCTCGCACAGGCCCAGCAGGCAGTCGCTGCTACCGCAATGGAGCGCACGCTTGGCTTTGCAGGGAACATGGTTGCCGTGTTCCCTGAGGTTACCGACAACATCAACTCTGACGAGGCGCTTCGGCAGTACGGCGACATCTTGGGCGTTTCCCCTGACATAATGAGAGACGAGGATGAGGTAGCCCAGATGCGCGAAGCTCGTGAGCAAGCGCAGCAGGAGCAGGACGCAATGGAGCAGATGGCTCCGATGGCACAGAACGCCAAGGTTCTTAGCGAGACGGACACGCAGAACCCCAACGCCTTGACTGATCTTCTAGGGACAGGGCAGACGGTAGTATGATCGCGCAGAAAGTATACGACGCCTCTGACGAGGAGCAGGTCCGACAAGCGCGGATCGAAGAGGAGGACATCGAGAAGGACATCGACTTCATTATGTCACAGCCGAGGGGCAGGCGTTGGGTGTACCGACTGCTGTATGAACCGTCGCTGTCACATATTGAAAACCAGAGCTTTGTACCGGGGTCATCTGACGCGACAGCTTTCAACGAGGGCGCTCGGTCAGTGGGTACTAGGGTTCTAGATGAGGTCAAGAGGCAACCTAAACTGTACATGCGGATGCTAGAGGAGAATGCATTCGATGAATGAAGGAGAACGTAATGGCTGAAGAAGCTGTAACCGAAGAGATTACCGAGACGCCAGCCGAAGAAGAGCCGGTGGAGGCCGCTACAGAAGCGGCTGCAGGTGAAGAAGCTCCAGATACCCTGCTGTCGGGTGACGAGGGTAAGGAGGAAGAGGGTGTCCCAGACGAGTACAAGTTTGAGGCTCCCGAGGGTGCGGAAGTAAATGAGGAGGCGTTGGCTCAGTTTGCCGATACGGCGAAGGAGTTAAAACTTTCTCAGGCGCAATACCAATCCCTCATTGAGTACGACATGCAGAGACAAGCGGAAGCGGTCAAAACCATGTCGGATCAATACAACAACCGTGTAGCTGAGTGGGCTGAAGAGGCCAGGGCAGACAAGGTAATCGGCGGCGAATCGCTGGACGAAAATCTTGGACTAGCCAAACGGGCAATCGAAACTTTCGGAGACGATGATCTAGCTCAGATCATGGCTGCTCCGTCTGCCGAGAACCCTGACGGACTTGGGCTTGGAAACCACCCCGCAATGATACGGCTGTTCTATCGCGTTGGGCAGTCCATAAGCGAGAGCAATCTGGTAACCGGCGACAGCAAAGTCGAAGGTCCGTCAGCGCTTGAGCGTATGTACCCCAGCATGTTTCAACAAGCAGGGTAAGGAGCTAGGAAATGGCAACCCTCAGTGTGAAGAACCCGACCCTAGCCGATTTGGCGAAGGTTACTGACCCGGATGGGTCAATCGCGGATGTTGTGGAAATCCTCAACTCCACGAACGAAATTCTTCAGGACATGACGTTCCTTGAAGGAAACCTCACTACAGGCCACAGAACGTCCATTCGTTCAGGTCTGCCGACACCGACTTGGCGCAAACTCTACGGCGGCGTTCAGCCGACGAAGAGCCGTGCCGTACAGGTGACGGACAACTGCGGCATGATGGAAGACTATGCGGAAGTCGATAAGGCTCTCGTAGACATGGCAGGTGATCCTGCTGCCTTCCGTCTCCAAGAAGATCGCCCACACATTGAAGGCATGAACCAAGAGTTTGCGTCTACTTTGTTCTACGGCGATGAAAGCACGGCACCTGAAGAGTTCACGGGACTGTCTGCTCGCTACAACAGCTTGTCATCTGAAAATGCTGACAACATTGTTGACGCTGGCGGCACTGGCTCGGACAACGCTTCAATGTGGCTGATCTGCTGGGGACCAAATACCTGTCATGGTATTATTCCCAAAGGGTCCAAGGCTGGTGTCCAGCAGCGCGACCTTGGTGAAGTGACCATTGAAAATGTCGATGGTTCCAATGGGCGTATGCAGGCGTACCGCACGCATTATCGTTGGGACGTGGGCCTCACGGTTCGCGACTGGCGCTACCTCGTGCGTATCTGCAACATTGACCGTTCTGAATTGACTGCAGACAAGTCGGGCAGCTCTGCTGATCTGAACGACATTATGCATCAGGCATGGACGGAACTGCCAAGCACCACTGCAGGCCGTTGCGCTTGGTACATGGACAAGCAGATTTTGTCCTTCCTGCGTCGTCAGTCCTCGGACGGTGTCAAGAACTCGACGCTCTCTGTGGACATGGTTGGTGGTACAATGCAAACGTCATGGGGTGGGTTGCCAATCCGCCGTTGTGACGCCTTGCGTACTAACGAAGCCCGTATCACCTAATCGGCGTCCCTTCAACTGTCCAGATATAGGAGATCGCTATGATTTTGGACGAACTTCTTGAGTTTGCAGATGCTACTGCACTCGACACGTCAGGGACTGACACCGACCTAATTGGTGACGTGATAGACCTTGGCGCAACCACACCCGACCTTGGCAATGGTCAACCTGTGTACCTCGTGATCCAAGTGGACACGACTGTTACTTCAGGCGGCTCTGCTACGGTTCAATTCCACCTCGCATCTGATGCGGCGGCGGCCATAGCAACGGACGGTTCAGCGAGCTACCATTACTCGTCCTCCGCCATTGCGAAAGCCACCCTCGTAGCTGGTTACGAAATCATTACTCCAGTACCGCTTGGCACTTATGAGCGGTATCTCGGAATTTTGACCACAACCGGCACAGCGGCTCTTACGGCAGGAAAGATTAACGCCTTCCTGACGCTTGATCCGAAGGGTTGGAAGTCATACCCGGACGCCACTAACTAAGTGGCTCAAACAGGGGGAGGCACTTGTGCCTCCCCCTACTTTGCTAGGAGAGACAAATGCCCCAAGTGGTTTTTAAGGAAGACTTCTTTGATGGAAGCCGTCGCTATAAGGCGCACGAGACTTACGACGTTCCTGACAGCGTTGTGCTTCCGACGCAGGATATTATCAGCATCGACGGTAAACCTTTTACGCCTGCCCCCAAGGTAGCAGTCCGCGCCAGAAATGAGGACGGCACTCTTAAAGCGGATGACCCTGAGACGCCTGAAGTTAACGAGGCGTGGGAAGGCGGCAAGAAGCCTCGCGCCAAGCGCAAGTCGGCTAAGAAAAAAGCTAGCTAAATGGCGAGCCAAGTCCAAATTGCCAAGCTGGCCCTTCAGCATCTCGGAGATCGTTACGATATAAGCGATCTTAGCGAGGCAAGTGTCGAAGCGGAGCAGGTCAACCTGATCTTTGAGGATACGCGAGACTGGCTTTTACGCCAGCACCCGTGGAACTTTGCTAAGAAGTACGCAACGCCTGCCGAGCTGACGGGAAGCGGGACGACGGCTGTTCCGGGTAACTGGGAACGCATGTACCTGTACCCTCCAGACGCTCTTCGCATGGGGGGTATTATCAACCCTCTTGGAGACGATCAGCCTGCTTTGAAATTTGAAGTTGCCAGGAACGCCAGCGACGAACGGATTATTTTGTGCAATGTCGAGGACGCCGAAATTTTCTACACTGCTCGGATCACTGACCCTACGGACTTTGATCCTGAGTTTACGATGGCGTTCAGTTACGCGCTGGCATCTAAGATGGCTATGCCGCTGACTGGAGAGAGGGCTATTGCCGGTGATCTCATGGCGGAGGCTCGGAACCATATTAACAGCGCTTGGGAAACGGATAGCAACGAAGGTGTAGAGGAGAGTGCGCCAGACGCAGATTGGATCAGAGCAAGAGTTGGGTTGGTCACTAACGTCAACACATTCACGGCAAGCAATACATGACCAAGGTTATTCAGGCTAACTTTGCGGGGGGTGAGGTATCAGATGCCGTTGCCGCTCGTGTGGATATTGACAAGTACAAGACATCCGTCGCCAAGGCGGAAAATATGTTTGTGCAAGTCCACGGCGGCCTGAGTAGTCGGACTGGTCTACAGTTCATCGCAGAAGCAAAGACCCCTACAAACACGGTGCGTCTGATCCCTTTTGAGTTTAATACGACGCAAACCTACATACTGGAGTTCGGCCATCAGTACATGAGGGTCTACAAAGACGGGGGGCAGGTGCTGTCCACGTCAGTGACGGATAGTATTAACGGCATTACTGTCGCGAACCCGGCAGTCCTCACCTGCACTGGTCACCCGTTCTCTGATGGGGATGATGTCTACATAAGCGGCATTGTTGGCATGACTCAGCTTAACCAGCGGACGTTTCGCGTATCCAACAAAACAACAAACACCTTTCAGCTTACCGATTTTGATGGCACTGCGATCAGTAGCGCTGCTTACACTGCCTACTCTTCTGGCGGCACGGTGTCCAAAGTATTTGAGATTGCCACTCCCTATGCCGCTGCCGACTTGTTTGATATAAAGTATGTCCAGACAGCGGACGTAATGACGCTCACACACCCAACCTATGAGCAGCGCAATCTAGCTCGTACAGATCACGACGCTTGGACGCTGTCGGTTATTGAGTTTCAGCCTGAACAGGCTTTTCCAACAGGGATAGGCGTAAACGTCAACGACACTGGTAGCGAGACAGATCGCTATGTTGTCACGGCTGTCAACAGAGACACTGCCGAAGAAAGCCTCCGAGGATTACACAGCACAGACAAATCTATTACAGCGATCACCAAGGCAAACCCTGGCGTCGTCACCTGCAATGGTCACAGCCTGTCTAACGGGGACGAAGTCTACATCCGATCCGTTGGGGGCATGGTCGAGGTCAACAACAAAGTTTATAAGGCGGAAGGGGTCACAACAAATACCTTTAACCTAACTGACACTACGGGGGCCAACGTCAACACAACAAACTTTACAACGTACACCTCTGGCGGCACGGCAAACCAGATGTTTCTTAAAATCACAAACTCTCATGCGGAGACGAACAACACACTCCAGTGGACAGCAGCAGCGGAAGCAGAGAGCTACAATGTTTACAAAGAAAAAAATGGGTTGTTTGGGTTTATAGGACGCCTT